GCTGACTAGTTCGAGTAGACCCTCTGAGTTCGCACTCAGACTACCAACTTACTCACCTCTGGTGAGATTCAACACCCGCTTGTGCGTCGACACAAGCGCAGCTTACATGCAGTATATATACAATCACTAACATTTTTATTAGATAACACTCAATCTCATCGTTTTAGTCCCGGAGGAGTGAATGGTTAGTTCACTGCAGGGCTCTATCTCAACCGCGCTATTGAAATTGTGTTTCTCTTCGGAAATCCATCCGGTTATTATTTTGCTGCCGCGAGATGGCATTTATATGCGTATTTTGTTTGTTTTGTTTTCTTGTTGGTTCGAGCCGTTTTGGTGCGGCACAAATACTTCCTCTCATTTGAAGCGCAGCTTTGTAAATAGGGTCTGCGATCCCTAGCTAGAGAGGAGAGGTATCGACAAGGTTATGTCGAACCTAACATGAGTGTTGCACTAGCCGTAAACAGTGCTTGTAGGAACTGGTGCGATGACCAACTTGTAATGTGTTGGTCCACCAGGTCCAGGGACTGGTAGGAATGACACTATATCACCTACACCATAAGTATAGAAGATACCGGCAAAGTTGCCGAGAGTGTTCGCGATTGATTCAGGTTGGGAACCAGGTTCTAGCGTTAAGCCAGTAACCGTTCCATCGGTTGACCAGGAAACCTGGTAGATACCAGGATATCGTTGGGTCAACCTGTACTCCTCAATCGTGAAAGCCGAGATTCCAGCCACTGTATCAACACCACCAAATGGTCCACCAGAGCCAGAGTAGTACCCGTACTGGACATACTCTTTCTTTGAAGTGGGTTGTGGTTTACGGAGTTCCACGTGGTACCGAGCCAAGATCATTCCATCTTCAATGCTAGGCACCACAATGTGAATTGTGCCAGGACTGTACAACCGTTCGTCACCAATCAGACCAGTCTTCAACCATCCTGATTGCTTCGGGGCGATTGCACATGGACTCCACACAGCTGAAATACAATGGTCAGCCGTGTTTAGGTAGTCAGAGGTGTCAGCGCTTTCGTAACCTCCTCGATCTGAGGGATCATAGTCGAACGCCATCATGACACGCCCTGTCGTTGTAGCGGGACAAGTGGGGACCCAACCAATTTCAACACGGATTCGATATTCCTCGAACCCGGCTGTCATGGGTGCCAACCACTCAAAAGTCTCACTCGTTAGTGAGAACCGATTAGCACCAAACGCAACCTTGAGAGGTTCCGTGTGCTCAATGCTAATTCCGCCAGCTACATTGGAGTACTTTGGGGTGGGGTTCTTGATTTGCAGTGCTCGAGCCAATGGGGCTACCATTGCCTTCATTTCCTGCTTTGAACCGTTACTACCAGTAGTGCGAAACGCACTAGCAATACCGTTGTACAACCATTCCACACCTTTCTTGGCTCCGCGCCCTGCTTGCCGAAGTGCCACTTCGGCTAGTGCATCAATTAATTCGCTTTTAGCACCGCGACGATTTTGCCGCTGGTTGCTATTTCTACGAACCATTCGATTGCTCATGTTTCTTATTTTATACGCTATTTATTTTCTTTTCTTCTTTTCACAAGTTACCAATTTGTCATTTACAGGTTTAGAAGGGAGCAGTCCCAACCGTCATGACCTCTCTAGGCTCAATCTGAGCTTCGAATTGCCAACTACGGTAGTACTCTTCGAGTGCTTCCTGCTCATCGGGTGTGACTCCGAATGCAACATAGAATGAATATCTTGCGTCTTCAGAAATAGGGGCTTCTTTGGGGTGCAATCCCCTGGCCATGTAGGTCATCCCACATTGCCAGCCCACGCTTTTCTCAATATCACTCTTTTCGCCATGGCGGATGTACGCTTTGTACATTTCCTGAAATACAGGAATTCCACTTGTGAGGCTTAGTCCACATTCTCCTACCGCACCGAGCCACTTTGCAGCTGCTCTAGGTCGCGATATGTCAAACAAACACATTGTGTCTTTCTCACGTGCTTTCTCAAAATTTCTGCACATGATGAGCCCATTGGCTCCATCCACTGGTTTGCATTGGCAAAACTCCACTTGGTTGAGCTCAGTTACTGGATCTTCCTTGGTCATGACAAATCCCATGCCATCAAACCATTCATCTAATCCTCTACCAAACTTCTCCAAGTCTTTCTGCTCCATAAAAACAACACAATCATCACCGTTGTTAATGAGCTCGAGCTTCACCCCCCTTTCCTGTCCGTACGCGTGGATCATGGCGCACATTATCAAGCAATTCCCTAGCGCGGTGTTCATATCACCGCTGAATCGTTTTCCCTCTACGGAATACTTGACTGTGCCATCATCACATCGGCCAAAACCGACGTTGTGAATCTGCCACCTGAGGAGCTTCTTTAGCTCCGGGGAACGAAACATTGCATTGTAAATGCTGTGTTCCCATGCCAGCATTTCCTTGCTAACATGTTGATCAAATCGACTCGCGTCGAGGCCCAACGCCACCGGTTTCTCGAAGCTTTCAAACTTCTTTCTGAGGATGTCTGCCGTTTCCACGGCATTGAACCCCTTGAGAACAACTGGTGTGTCGGACCCAAAGACCTGTTGAATGGCCTTGTAGATCTTGTGTTCCACAGGTTTTAGATATCTACCAACCCCCACGTTGTAGACAGGCCTTCTAGGCTGTATACATCTTGGTGCCTTATCTCCTGGTACCTTCTCGCACTTAACAAAGCTATCACTGTATGCGTCGCGTCTGCGAACACCGTTGATAGTGTAATCTTCTACCGCTCTCTCATAGATGGTTCGTTTACGTCCCGTGTACATCTGGGCAAAAGCCTCAGGGGAAACAGGGGAGGAAGTTCCGAGCCGTCTTAGAAGTTGCTTCCGAAAATCACGGAGCCTACTGTTGACAACAATAGGATCCGGATCCTCAACAAGTCGATACTCACCATCGACCTTGTGATAGAAAACCCGCTCAAGCAAAGCTGTGTTAAGGGTGTTGATGTCGGGATCGTTACAAGTCAACGTTCGCTTGTTGCCAGAGATCCCTTCTACTACGTAGATCTGACGCGAACGGCAAGCGGCCTGAGCGTTTTGCTCCATGATCAGCCGCGGATGCGACAACGTCGAAACGTGTCGCTCGCCATGGAGCACGCCCAAGCCACTTCAGGCCTGGTTGAAACCAGCCATCTCGAGCAGGAGTGAAACCTTAAGTTTCCTCGACTGCGCGAGCATGCTGGTGCCCAATTGAGCTGCTGCAACTTCCCACTTGTTAGGCACAAATACTGCCTCAACAATTGTCGGGATGACGCTTGCAGCAACAACCTTTCGCAGATTGTACTCCTGCAGCTCCTCACGAGCTACACGCTGTACAGCGCGACGATTGGCCATGGTCGGTTTGGGAGTACCCAGACGGAGCTTGACTGCTGCGACAATCTCACGAATGAATTTGCCACGGCAACCTTTTCTGATGCGCCGCTTGCACGGGTTCTCAGACTCCTCAGGCATGGTAGTCATGATCAAAGGGACATCGCCGATGATCAAGACTTCCTCCTGTCCAACTGGGTGGGTGCTAATGATGAGATCAGCAGCCTCCTCGGGGTTTACACCTCCCCCTTCCAGCACCTCTCTGAGCTTTGCGTTCTCAGATTGCATCCAGGGCTGGACATAGCGGTATGCGAGTGTAGCCGCTATGGTGGTACTTGCAATAGCAAGCCCGCATTTCGTGTTTGACATTTCTCCGCGTGTGAAGGCATTTGAAAGGGTAACCAACCCTTTCGAGATCGCAAGTACTCGTTTTGCTGTCGTGATTGTGGCCATAGTGAAGAATTATTTGAAATATGGTTCTTTGCCCGGCCAAGGGTACAGAAGGGGAATGATCTGCACACCGCTGGATTTTAGTTAGACGGAGTCCCAGCTGACTCCGGTGAGATGCTCCACCGTCGCACATCACTGTGGGCATCTTCATGCCCCCCTAATTTTCGCCCCTCGCAGTACCTGTGAGCTCCTACCTCACACGATGGTCATGGGTTTTGGTACTGTTATACCCTGGTTTACCATTCCAAGGTGGTTATCGCAGACTAGAACGCTTGTCGGT